CCGATTATTTTTAATATCGCTGGGCAATATGACAAAATGTTATCATCCTGAGAATAATGGGGGGCTATGAGGGTCATTTGTAAGTCGTCGCACGGGTAAAAAGCCTCCACACCCCCACAGTAGAAATTTCATATCAGCCCCAGAAGGAAGCTTCCGAGGAAGAAGAAGCCTAGAATATTATTCCCAAACTAGAAAATACTTCTTGACTTCCTTGGGCAAACGTAGTATAGTGGAACTGTAAAGAATTCTAGAGGGAGATAGTAGTGGTGGAAGTCAGTACAGTTAAAGACAGCATGGAAGAGATTTTTGCTCCGGTAGAGAATGTGATCTCCCGAGTCAAGAAGGATTTTAGATGCTTAATTGCAGTTTATATATGCACGGCAGAAGAGGGTACGGAGTGTGATTGTGAACATTTTGTTGCTGGAGTCTCGGGAAAATGTTGTTATGCTGAAGAAGGAGTAGTATTGAATAAATACTGCCGATGGGTGAAAGGATAATGGAAGGAACAGAGCCTAATAATGGAGTTGGCCGACCGAAGTTAGATGTAGACATGCAAGCGGTGTTGGATCTGCTCGATAGAGGAAAACGTCCCCCGGCGATTGCTACTGAACTCGGTATCTCCGCCCCGACCCTTCGAGCTAGGGTGAAGGCTTTACAGGAGAAACAGGGCGTCCTGCTCCAGTATCGGGCGATTCAATCCCTCCAACTTACCGAACTTCAAGCAAGAGTGCTTGATGCAATTACACCAGAAAAGATCGAGGACGCATCTCTGCGGGACCTCGTTATGTCTTATAAGATACTCAAAGATAAAGAGCAACTGATAGAAGGAAAGCCGACCGAGATCAAAGGTCTGGTAGCGCATTTAATCTATATGGAGAAGCAAGAGAAGGCGTTAGAATCCGCTGAAGCGGAAGAAGTTCCGATCCCGGAGTCAGAGACACCGCTGACAGATTCTCTTGCTGCGTTGGACGATCAAAAATTTTAACTAACATAAAGGAGAACACAATGCCAAGAGGAGATAAAACAGGTCCGCCTAAAGAAAGTAGGGGACCTAAAGATGGTAGAGGTAGAGGTGATGGGAAGGGACGAAACTCGGGAACGGGAGCGGGAACGGGAACGGGTTCTAAGACTGGCGGGAAGAAAGGCACTTGTAAGTAACATACAGTTAAATGGTCAATAAATGACCTTTCTGAATGAAGTACTAGACTGACAATGTATTGAGCAATGCTGGAGAGCAACTCTAAAGGGCACGTTGTCAGTCTGGTATCGGGTTATGTGCCCTTAAACTCAGCGAACGCACTCCGTTGCTTTTGTTCTTTTTTCTGCTTTTGTCTTTTGTTTTTCTTAACTTCCAGTGAGTATGAGTTAATATTATAAATGAATAGTATTAGTGTAAATAAATCTGTTGTTAAAAAGTTAACGGAGTGGAAGAATTCACCTTTGCAATTCGTTACGGAGTGTCTTAATGTTACTCCAAGTACGCAACAGCTTGATCTTTTGCAAGCAATTACACATAGTAAGAGAACTACTGTTCGTTCAGGACATGGTTGCGGTAAAGACTGTTGTGCGTCATGGCTGGCATTATGGTTTCTTGTAACTCGTCCATATGCTAAAGTAGTTGTTACAGCTCCAACAAATCGCCAGTTAAGGGACATTTTTCTTTCTGAAATTTCTAAATGGCTAAGACAATCTGTAGTTGCTGATGAATTTATTGTAAGAAAAGATTCTGTTCAACATAAAGAAGCACCAAAAGAATATTGGCTTAGATTAATTTCTCCTTCTATTCGCGCAACTAAGGAAGAGCAAGCTGAAACGTTAGCAGGATTACATGGAGATCATTTATTTATTATAGTTGATGAGGCGAGTGGTGTACCTGATCCGACCTTTGTACCGCTCGAGGGCGCGTTAACTAGCCCTGATAACAAGGTTCTTTTAATAGGAAATATGACGCGAAATAGTGGCTATTTTTATGATTCGCATTTTCATGCAACTGTGAAAAATGACTGGACTAGACTTCACTGGGATTCGAGAAAGTCTACCAATGTCGATCCTTCAATGCCGGAATACTTTGCTCGAAAGTACGGGCTTGATTCTAATGTTTTCAGGATTCGTGTCGAGGGTAATCCTCCATTGCAGGATGAAAGTACACTTATTCCATTATGGACTGCAGAACAATGTATTGGAAATGAATTTGAGGTGAGTGAAGGTGATCCGTTATATTTATCTGTTGATGTGGCAAGGTACGGGGATGATAGTTCGATTATTCTGCCTAGGAGAAATTTTAAGGTTTATCCTTGGGAAACATTTAGGAAGCTTAATACTATTGATTTAGCAGGACATGTTAATCAGACATATCAAGAACAAGAAGCTGATGGTTGCGCAGTAGATGTAATAGGTGTTGGTGGTCCAGTTGCTGATTGGCTTGAAAAGCATAATATGAGGAATCTTTATCAGGTGAATGTAACTCATGCTTCTAGCAATATTGCCAGGTATCATAGACTTCGGGATGAGTTGTGGTGTAGGGTTAGAGATAATTGTTTACTTGGAAAGTATTGGTTCCCAGATATTAAAGTATCAGGAGAAACTGAAACACTCGGACAGCAGCTTGCTAGTGAGTTAGCTACAGTAAGGTATGAATTCAATGCTCATGGCGGGTATAAGGTAGAATCTAAGAAGGATCTGAAATCTCGTGGGATTCCTTCTCCGAATATAGCAGATGCACTTGGAATGAGTGAGTATTTTCATAATTCAGCAACACAAGTGTTTACTAAACCTAAGAAAGATGGTATGCGTAAACGAAATTATACTAATAGTAGTTTAAATGCTAATGGCTGGTTAGGTTGCTAAAATGGCGAAAGAAGATAAAAAAGTAACACCAGAAGAAAAAGAGCGAAAGATTCTTGTAGAAGCTCGTGATCGTCTTGCGAAAGGTTTAGTAGCAGAGGGAGAGAATAAGCAAAATGCTTTAAATGATCTTGAGTTTATTGCTGTAGAAGGAAAGCAATGGCCTGCAGGTATTCGAGCTCAGCGTATCGCAGAAAAGCGTCCTTGTATTACTGTTAATAAAATGGCAGTTTTTATTGATCAAGTTGTCGGTGATCAAAGAATGAATAGACCTTCGATAAAGGTTGTTCCTGTTGATTCTAAAGCTGATGTTAAGACAGCTAAAATTATTGGTGGTTGGATTAAACATGTACAGCAGATTTCAAAATCAGATATTGCTGTAGATCATGGCTTTGAGCATGCTGTAGCTTGTGGAATTGGTGCTTGGAGAGTTGTGACTAAGTATGTATCTGATGATTCTTTTGATCAAGAAGCTTATATAGAAAAGATTGATAATGCTCTTTCAGTAATATGGGGTCAACATACTGAGTACGATTGTTCTGATGCTGTGTATTGTTTTGTTATTTCTGATATGGATAAGGAAGAATTTAAGTCTAAGTACGGCGAAGATCCAATGCCGTTTAACACTGCTGATAGTCAATATGTAGATGGTTGGGTGACTAAGGATACTGTTAGAGTTGCTGAGTATTTTGTTAAAGAACCTATAAAGAAGAAGTTATACCTTCTTGAATCTGGAGAAACGGTAGATATAGTTCCAACAGGTCAAAAAGCTGCCCGTGAGCGAGATGTTGTTAGTTATAAAATTATGTGGTATTTGCTTACAGGTAATAAGATAATTGAATCCCGTGAGTGGGTTGGGAAGAAGTATATTCCTATTATTCCCGTATGGGGTAAGGAATTTAATGTTGGAGGAAAGAGGGTTCTTCGTGGGTTGATTAGAAATGCTAAAGATCCACAGCGAATGTATAATTACTGGCAATCGAGTGATACTGAAATTATAATTATGCAGCCAAAATCTCCTTATATGATTACTCCTGCGCAGCTTAAAGGTCATGAAGATCAATGGAAAAAAGCTCATACGCAGAATATGGCTTATATGCTATGTAACCCAGATCCTCAAGCACCTGGTTGGCCAAAGCGAGAAGCTCCTCCGCAAGTTTCTAGTGCAATGGTGGAGAAGATTCGGGAGAGTGATCAGGAAATGCGTGATACTGTTGGCATACAAAAAGCTGGTCTTGGTATGCAGAGTAATGAACGTAGTGGAAAAGCAATAGTGGAGCGTAAAAAAGAAGGAGATGTTGGAACATTTTCTTTTATTGATAATCTTTCGCGCTCACTTGAGCATACTGGAAGAGTTCTTATTGACGTAGCGCCAACAATACTAGATACTGAACGTATAGTACGTCTTGGCCTTGATGATGGAGAATATCAATTTGAAACAGTAAATATGGAAGCTCCAAATGGTGAGATCTTTAATGATTTATCAGTTGGAACTTATGATGTTGTTGTTACTGTTGGGCCATCATTTACAACACAACGGACTGAAGCGAAAGAATCTATGCAGGAATTTATACAATACTATCCTGCTGCAGCACCTGTTATTGGTGATCTTTACGCTAAATCTATGGATTGGCAAGGAGCAGAAGAAGTTGCAGAGCGTCTTAGATATCTTCTTCCTCCGGAGATTCGAGCAGAATTAGAAGCAAAGGCGGCTAAACAAGCAGGTGAAGAGGTTCCTCCTTCTGCCTCGGCACCTGAGCCGCCTCCCCCTGATCCGAATGAGGAGATAAAATTACAAGAATCTCAAGTGAAGCTTGACGAAGCGAAGGTGAAATTAGAACAAGAACAGGTAAAGCTTGATGAAGCAAAACTAAAACTTGAATTTGCTCAAGTACAATCCAAAGATGGTGTAAAAAAGCTTATGGATGAAATTGAAGCAGAGGATAATGAACAAAAAGAAGAATAATAACTAACCCTCAGTGAATCTTCACTGCAATCAAGTTAAGGAGACTTGCATGTTACAAACAATGGAAGAAATGAAGACGGCAAATTTATCAGCACCTGGTGTAATTAATGGAGTAGATAATCCGAATTTATTGTCTGTGGATTCTACTACACCGTTTGCTACTCAGATTGATACGGTAGTATCTAAGGATGATATTACTTCGGGAGAGGATTATACACCCGCAAAGAAGGAAGAGGAAACTGAAGAAGTAACTGTAAAGAAGGAAGAGAAAGTAGAGAAAGTAGTTAAATCTGTAAAAGAAGAGGAAGAGAAATCTACGGAGGAAACTACTTTAGAAACGGAAACAGATTCAAAACCAGTTAAAGAGCGCATAGGTAAATTAACTAAGCGTTGGAGAACTGCTGAAAGAGCAGCCGAAACAGCGAATACTAAACTTCGTGCTGCTGAGGATAAGATAAAAGAACTCGAGAGAAATACCCCTTTGCCAGATAAGCCAAAGGAAGAAGATTTTGAAACTATGGTAGAGTTTGTTGAAGCGTTAACAGATTGGAAAGTAGAGAACGGACTGAAAGGTCAAAAGAATACTACAACTAAGGAATCTGCTGAAGATGTTAAGAAGCAAACTGCAGATACTGCTGAAGAAGAGTTAAATAAGGTTACTATTAAAGGTCGTGAGAAGTATGAGGATTATGATACCTTTGTTTTTAGTGAAGATCTTACTCTTACAGCAGATATGCTTGAAGTAATTACATTATCAGATATTGCTGAAGAAGTTTTATACCATCTTGGTAAGAATCCAGATATAGCTGTTGAGATAAGTGAGATGTCCTCAGTGAAAGCTGCACGAGAAATCGGTAAATTGGAAATGGAGTTGTCTGCTTTAATACCTAAACCTAATACAGCAAGTGATGGTGCCTTGATTGTTGATGGTCAGGTAGTTCCTAAAGCACCAGCGAAGAAGTTAACTAAAACGCCGGAGCCTATAACACCAGTAAAGACTACAGGGGTAACTCAAAAAGACCCTAATGATATGAGTCCTAAGGAATATAGAGCTTGGCGTGAAAAGAAATAAGGAGTAATCACAATGGCTGAAACTGATAATGCATTATTGAATCCAACTATAATTGCTAAGGAAGCTCTTATGCAATTAACAAATCATTTGGCTATGTCTAGGCATGTATATACTGCCTATAAGAACGAGTTTGTTAAGGTAGGACAGACTGTTACTATTCGTAAGCCGAATAAATTCCGTGTAACGAAAACTCAGGCAAGAAGTAATTCAAATATTACTGAGCCTTCTACCACTATTACTATGACAGTTCAGGCGCACGTTTCCTGGGCATTCAGTTCTGTTGAGTTGACAACTACTATTGAGGATTACAGTAAGAGGTACATTTCTCCTGCTGCTAATGCTCTGGCGAATCAGGTTGATGCTGACCTTTGCGGGCTGTATGATGATGTTTATAACTATGCAGGTACGCCAGGAACTACGCCGGCGACATTTAAGGTACTCGGAGATTGTCAGACTGCACTGGATGATGAGTCTACGCCGGATGATACTAGAGTGGGAATTCTTAATCCCGCTGCTAACTGGTCGTTGGCTGATGGGCTTAAGGGAACATTTGCTGCGAAAGTTGCAGATAATATTATGACCAAAGGTTTCCTTGGTCAGATTGCTAATTTGAGTTTGTACGCTGATCAGAATGTTGTGCGGCATACAACTGGAGTATTTACTACCAGTGCCATTCCGTTGATGGATGGATCGACAGCTTCTGGTGCTACTCAAGTAGTAACAGATGGCTGGAATGCTACATCAAGTACAGTTACTGTTGGCGATATATTTACAATTGCTGGCGTATATGCGGTTAATACTATGTCTGGTGAGAGTACTGGAGTGTTAAGGAGATTTGTTGTAACTGAAGCTGCAACTTCGACTGGCAGTGGTGATATGACTATTAAGGTTTCTCCGACCATTACAAGTTCCGGCGCTTACCAGACAGTTGATGCTGTTCCGCTTACTACTGCAGCGTTGACGTTTGTTGGAAGTGAGAGTACTGCATATGCGCAGAATCTGGTCT